TCTTCCTGCTTAATACCAGCAAAGAAACTATCCAAGATGGATAGATCACAACTACCATCCATTCTCATAGGAGTAGGAAGACAGATGAATATATACTGCTGATCTAGAACCTCCTCTAAGGTGTTGAAGGATCTATTCTTATCTACATCATAAACTTTGGTGGGTGCTTTATCTCTTACGTTCTGATAGACAGCATTTCCAACGAAACCATTACCAACAATTCCGATCATGATGCCAACCTACTAAAACCTTTTATCTTCTCATATTTTAGCACATTATCAAACCTATCGTCCATACCTGCCTTATGTGATATCACAAATACATTAGCATCTTTCACAACAAATCTAATAATCTTAAGGAACTCTTCAGTTCCATACCCATCAAGGGAACTATCAAACACTTCATCCATAACTAGTAAGTTTGTATTAACAGAGTTCTTATACCTTGCAACCTCCCTCCATGTAAAGAGTAAGGCAAGGTCTATCCTCATCTTCTCTCCTTCACTAAAGGAAGCATAAGAAAAGTTATCATGAATAGGAGATTCAACAGTCTCATTAAACTCCTCATCCAAAGTAAAATTGATATAAAAATCCATCATCTGCAGATACCTATTAACCTGCTGATTGATTAATGGAAGATACTTCTTTATTATCTTAGACTTAACGCCACCATCCTTCAACAAACTATATGAAAAATCATGATAGTTTATAGTGTCTTTCTGTATAGATAATTTCTTATATGTTTCTTCTAAATTTTCTTTAAAGGATTCTAACTTCTCATGCTCAGTATTTCTGTTTGCAAGTTGTTCGGTAAGTTCCTGAACTTCTGATTCCAAATCTCCGATTTGTCTTTGACACCCAGAGATACGAGTATTGTTTTTAGAAATGCCATGCGTTAGTGAAATAATCTCCTTAGATAGTTTTGTAAAGTGATGCTCTCGCTCCTCCTCTTCTTTAATTGCCTCCTCTAGTTCTTGATAACCAGATTGCAACTCCTTTATCTTATCTTGAGCATCACTGATATTATTTAACCGAAACTCTTCTTCAATGTCCTGCTTACAGGTAGGGCAAACAGTATTCTCTTCAAAAAACTTAGTCTTCTTAGTAATGGTTGCTACCTTATTAGATAAAGTCCCCTTTATGGTTCCCATCTTACGTAGCTTTTCTGTAGCACCTGTTACCTTCTCTTGCTCTTGAGTAAGTCCATATACCTGATCCTCAGAGTGTTCATTCTTTAACATTAATACGCATATTTCATCCCCCAACTCTCTACTCTTCTTTTTCTTATCCTTTATATCATCATTTCCTCTTTTTTCAATTTGCTCTATAAAATCAGTCTGCATCTTAACTTTATCATTAAGAGACTCCTTCTTCAAATCTAAAGTTCTAACTTCTTCCCTTATCCCTCTAATCTTATCCTTAAGTAAATTATTCATAGAAGAAAAGATTTTAATATCTAAAAGATCTTCTATAACTTCCCTTCTATTAGGAGCACTCAACTGCATAAAAGGAACAAAATTAGTACTACCCAAAATAACAATCTGAGTAAAAGACTTATAGTTCATTTTTATTACATTCTGCTCTAACCACTTCTGTTGATCATTAGCAGCAGAAAATTGATCCATACAAATTCCATTTCTATGAATCTCAAATAAATTAGGTTTAATCCCTCTTACTACCTTCCATTGAGTCTCTGCAATAGAAAACTCTACCTCAACTCTACAATCTTTCTCGTTAACTGTATTGATAAGTTGAGACTTACTAATTTTCCTGAATGGTTTATTAAATAAACTAAAAGTAAGTGCATCTAATACAGTACTCTTTCCAGAACCATTAGTTCCAACAATCAAAGTTGTTGAGTCCTTATCTAAATTAATTTCTGTATATTGATTGCCTGTAGATAGGAAATTTTTCCAACGTATTTTTTCAAATATAATCATGATTTAGTGGAGGAATAACAATATCATTTTTAGTGATTACAGAGTACCTATAATCGTGCATTTCACATGTTTTAATCACAACTTTTCCATCAACCTCAATTACGTGCATTTCTGGGAAATCTTGATCTTCTAGTAGAAGAGCATACCTAATGGCATCATCCTCATCTTCAAAAAGATAAAGAACTTGCTCTCCTTCATCTGTTGCTACTGAGTATGCCCCTTCAGCTTCATTCCCTTCTATTGTAAGAATAAACATTAGACTAACTCACATGCTTCTTGATAGACCTCTTGTATCAATTTTTGAACCCTAGATCTATCAAGATCAATTTCTGCCTCCTCAATATACCTATTAAGGATAGAAATGGTATCTTCAGATTCAAAAGCTTCAAACTCTGCTGTATCATGTATAGCAAAATTCTCCACTATTTTAAGTTCTGCTACATTAGCATTATACACCTTATCAATGAATTTTTCAAACTGCACTTGATCACTCTTCTGTCTGACAACTATCTTTACTATCTTATTCTCCAACTCTCTTGCATCAAATAGCTGATGATCATTATCGTTATAATAAATTATATGATGAAGTCTATATGGATTATTAACTGGACTATGTTCTAATGTCTCTGTATCAAATAAATGAAATCCTCTATTAGTATCATTCACATCATTCCAAAACATCTCATAAGGATTTCCAAGGTAATAGATATTGTCTTGATTTGATCTACAATGGTAATGTCCAGAGAATGTCTTTTTAAATTTCTTAAATATACCCCAATCCATTCCATGTTCCATCATATGACCTGGTGTAGCTCTAAATCCATTCAATTCAAGATGTCCCATACAAATAGGAGATCTTGACTTTTTAATCATTGCTACACTCATCTCCTTATTATCACTATTGATCCAAGGTACAAGCGTAATATTACAATTACCTACCATTATAGAAGTTACTTCAGAATATGTTTTTACATTATCATATTCTCTTAATAGAAGATCTACTGCATTTACATCATTAGTATTCTTATAATATGCTGTATGATTACCCACTATAGTATGAACAGTAATGCCCATCTCTTTTAATCTATCAAAATAATTATTCTTTGCCCATGTCAACGCACTAAAATCTATTGCCTTCCTACTATCGAAGGTGTCACCCATATCAATAACAGTATCTATACCTTCTGAATATAATACAGGAAAGAAAACATCCTCATAAAATTTAAGGAAATAGTCGTGAAACAATTTGGAATTTTTTCTTGCCCCAAAATGCTGGTCTGTAATTATTGCTACCTTCATTAATTACGTAACTTAGAATGAACCGCATCCTTGATTTGATTATACTCGCTATAGTTTCCATCGTCAAGGGTATCTCTTTCAAATACCTGTTCATATCCAGTCTTCTCGAGAATCTTATTCTTAATCTCCAATTGCTTCTTCTCCTTCTGTATTCTACGTAAGAACGCGTAGTGAATAATTTGTGTGAAATAAGCAAACGGGTTTTGAGACTTTTCAGGGTTGAAATTGTGTATGTATTGTACGCAGTTTTCAATGCCATCTGATATCATATCCTCCTTAAACATGTAGTTGACAAAGTTTGGTTTGAAAGATAGATGAGTAGCAATCTTTAAAAAACATTCCCCAATATATCTGGGTATTCTTGGTTTTTCTTTACCTTGAATTTCTGCTATTTCAATATCCTCTCTATGTTTAATAAGAGCTGCAAGAAACTCTTTGTTATTAACATAGTGTTCAGATCTTTTTCTTCTACCCATAATTCTTGCAGGACTCATATCTTTACTCTCTATTATGTAGTTATTATAGCATTCAACACAATAGTTGACAAGTTATAAAAATCCCTATAGAATAACTCTGTAGGGTTTCAAGGGTAGGGATTAGCTATTATTATAAAGTTTTTCTAAAGACTTCTTGGCTTCTTTAATAGTAGATATATAACCCATTTTTCTATTTAATTTTTTTTGTGGATGACATAATTGATCTTGTTGTTTAGAAAAAGTTTCATGCATACCAATAGTTTCTATGTCTGTAGATTCACTCATAGTAAGAACATCCTCTATATTAACAATAAAAAGATCATCTTTAGTAGTTTTTAACCAAGGTTCTACTCTGAATCCTTGAATACCCCCTCTATTTTTAATTTTTTCAATCATAATAGGAGATTCTAATAATAAGAAAGTCCTATCTTCTTCTTCGCTATATGCTACTTTAGCGAATATTTCTTCGCCAGATTTAAATTTTATAGTTGCATAAAAATCGTCTTCCATCATTTTTTTATTTGAATAGTGATTATTTCATAGTTAAAATTTTCTTCATTATAAATTTTAATTCTTTCTATAAGATGATTTAATGTATAATTTTTCTTAGAATTGTAAGTACAATCATCTCCAATATCATATAAAGTTGCTTTTACTTTGTCTTTTCCTTTTCTAAGAACCCTTCCAATTGATTGAAGGTTTCTAATGCGGGATTTACTGGGGCTTGCGAAGATGACGTTGTGCAACCGCTTGATGTTAATGCCAGTACTGAAAGTACCGTAACTGGCAACAATAATTGCATTGCTTTCATTTTCTGTAATCTCCCTAATTGATTCCCTTTGATCAGCATCAACACCACCATGTACAAAGAATACTTTACGG